CTATAAGTTCCTCGAAGGCATAATCATTAGATGCAAAGCTACCCTTTAGGTTTCTATTACATCTGCTACTATGCCCTGTCCAATGAGTTATCTCATGGAACAATGTACCATAATAACTTTCTCGTTTTTTAAACTGTGTTCTGTGTGGCATCTTGATCTCGTCTGTACTTGGTATGTAACAGGCTCGATTATTGCCATCAGTTATGCTTGCACCTAACTGCTGAACATCCATCTCAATTAATTCTATCTCTGTATGAGTACATAATTTTGGTGGTTGTACTAATGCAATCTTTAATCCATTGATTAGTTTAGTATCTCCAGTCACATCATCAATACTAAAGATAGCTACAGTCTTGAATCTTTTGATTACTTTTTCTTTGTTTGTTTTCTTATCAGTTTCTTTAAGTATCATTGGTTGCCATAAAGGTATGCCTGTCTTTGGTGCTGGATGCAAACCTATTTTATTCCATTGATTGTATGTACCCCAGACAGGAGTCTTGTATCCATACTTGAAGTTAAGATGAAACTGATTCCAACCTGTGTATGGTTTGCCATCTATATTCATATGAAAGTTTCTTATCCATTGAGGTATAAATGGTAGACTTGGATTATGCGACTCCATATCTTTTATGATCTGTTCAACAATAGAATCTAAATTATCTTGTGCTAATTGTTTAATGGACATATCTATCCTCCCTATAATATTTTCTCCATGCTTGTTGAGTTTGTTGTGAAGCTAACTGAAAACTATTGTAGTCTTTTCTTTTGACTAGTTGTTTAAGTTCACTTAACAATATATTCTTATGTTCAATCCATAAGTCATGTACCTCTGCTAGTTTATCACTACGATATTTCTCAAGAAAGTTTAGTCGTGCTTGTAGTACTACAATAGATAGATAAGCATAAGCCAATCTCTTTGCTCGATAGTTGTACTCAATCATAAACTTACAACCATTCTCCATTAGTTGTATGTTTAAGTATTGTTCATGTGTTTGTTCTGCTATTACCTTACTCATTATTATTCTCCTCATAAGTTTCAATGTACTTAACTAGCTGTGCTTTCTCTGCAATATATTTATGTAGTAACTCTGCTTTTATCAAAGCCAGATCACTACCTGAATTGATCTTCATGCTGTCTTGTAAGCACAATATAATATTATCTAGTTGTTGCACGTTGTCTTTGTTCTGCTGGTATTCATCTGACTGTTGTTGAGCCAGTGAATTTTGTATTAGTTTTAACATATCATTCTCCTTGGTTATATTATATATATACAATGCATAAGTGCAAGTATTATATTTTGATTAGTAATCTACCCATAGCTTTAATCATTCCCATAAATGATATAGCACTACAGAATACACTGCCCCATACTAACGGTACTTGTGCTTGTGTTGCTACCATAGCAAAGATAACTGCCATGCCCATCATGAATGTACTGATGAAGCCATAGCCACACATAAATATTATGTATTTTATTCTTAGTTCTCTAAATGTAATCATTGTATTCTCCTAAATATCGTTATTAATTATTTGAGCTGCTTCTTCATCTATAATAGTAAACTATGACACAGACTAAAACTCGCATAGCAAGTTTACAAAGCTGTATCAAACACCCCTATTGTGTGTAGCTTTTATAAAACCAAGCCACAGTTTACTGTGTCCTTTATCTAAAAGAAAAGACAGAGCTTTGCTCTGCCCATATCAAGATAAAAAAAACACGGAGCCGTGAGGCTCCGTGTTCAGCAGTGTCTATGACAACTGCTTTCTTACGTATTTCTTAGAAGTACCTTTCTTAATGTAGCTACTTCGTCTAGTTTTAGATATTTCATAATCTTTGTTGTCGTATACTCTGCCGATAGCAGGAACTGATATAACCTCGTTCAAAAACGATATAACCTGATCGACTTTATTCAACCTTAGCTGAATGTCTTCGGACAAAGCCTCCCAATGTTCAGCTTGGTCTTGCACATCATTGTCGACAACTCCTATTTGTTTACCCAATGATCTTGCATCTTCTTTCATGTCAGCTTCTTGGGCATTTAGGTCTGTACGTTTGCCGTCGAAGTAGTCGAAGATTTCTTTTGTCTTGGTTCTATATTTAAATAGTTCGTACATTACGTTGTCAACATACATCATGCCTTGAACCTCGTTCTCATCTTTAGGCTCTGGGCTCAACTCTACTATGTGCTGTGACAGTTTCTTTATCTTGTCAAGATAATCTGTGTCTGCTTTTACAAGTTGGTTCGTGTTATTTTCGTGTGATTTTTTTGCGTTTGTCATTTTTGACTCCTTTGTTTGTTGTTGAAAAAATCCCAAGTGGGGAACTATATAAGGAACGGAATGTCAAGAGCTTGTCTCTTGACAAACATCATATAGGAACACACAAGGTGTGTTTCCGTTCCTTATATAGTACGGCGTAAAGCCATTTTTTCATAAAACAAACAAATCTTAGGAGTCAAAACCTATCATTGACAAACCAATTAAAATCCAGAAAATAAAAACGAATCAATGCAGTAAAAGTAGACACAGATTACCTTCTTGCCCTGTACACTTTCTTAGCACTTGAGCCCAGAGCCTAGAGTGAGTACGACGTTCAAGACTGTCAAATTATTTACTTGACAACGTAATCTACGACCTCCACTATAGAACCAAATGAAATCATCTGGCAACATCAAATCTACAGACCTAAATGACCATGAACTGACTGACAAACAGAGCAAGTTCATTGATAACCTGTTAGCTGGGTCGACAAGTGCAAAACAATGTGCTATTGATGCTGGCTACAGTCCTCATTCAGCAAAGGTTGAAGCCAGTCGATTACTGAAGCATAGTAAGGTTTTGCACGTGTTACATCAGCGAGCCAAAAAGGCTCTTGGAGTTAAGGCAATCACAGCATTGAATACCGTATCTAATCTGTCGCAGTATGCTAACTCTGAGTACGTACGTCTGGAAGCAAGTAAGGATATCATGGATAGAGCTGGACTACGAGAAGAACAGGATTCAACTAGGGTACTAGGTAATGCCATACAGGTGAATATTGACTTGTCCTGAACACTCTGCTACACACAATTTGAGATCTAACCCCACACATTAGACGAGTACATACGAGGGTGGGGTTAGAAAATGACCTTAGTCATTTAGTAACATCACTACCTCACGTAAAATAGCTTTACAAAAGTCCCAACATATTTTATACCTGAATAATAACTAGGAGATAACAATGCCAGGAACTATGAAATCATATGGAACTGTAGGTAAGAAGAAACCTAAAAAGAAACCAGTGAAGCTCTCACTAAATTCTTTCAACAACAAAGCACAGAAAAATAAGAAGGCTAAAAGAACGTATGGCTAAACTATGTGCAAAGGGTAAGTCTGCCGCCAAAAGAAAATTTAAAGTATACCCAAGTGCTTATGCTAATATGTATGCTTCTGGTGTTTGCTCTGGTAGGATCAAGCCAAAGTCTGCCAAGAAAAAAACATCTAAGAAAAGGAAACGTGCATGACCATAACTCCTGAACTAATAGAAACAATACACAACATATCTTGGTTTGATGGTATCTGTTATATTTTTTTAGGTCTGGGGGTATATGCTTTATATAGATGGATACGTAGGATATGAGTTTACGTAAATGGGTTGGTGAGAAGTGGGTTGATATTGGAGCACCAAAGAAGAATGGTAAGTATCAACCATGTGGTAGAAGCAAAGGATCTAAACGTAAGTATCCTAAATGTGTACCACTAGCTAAAGCAAAGCGAATGACATCAGCACAGAAGACATCAGCAGTAAAAAGAAAACGTAGTGTTAAACAAGGAGTGGGTGGTAAGCCTACTAATGTAGCAACCTTTAAAAGGAAAAAAAGAAATGGCAAAAACAGTTAAACATTATTTAAGAGATGGTACAGTACATACTGGTGCTATGCATAAAATGTCTAATGGTAAATTACATACTGGTAAAACACATACCAAATCTAGTAAGCCATTATTCCATTTAAAAGATTTATCAATGACTGCTAAAAAGAAAGTAAAAGCAAATGGCTAAATCACCAGCATGGACAAGAAAAGAAGGCAAGAATCCTAAAGGTGGATTAAATGCTAAAGGTCGTGCTAGTTATAATAAAGGTCGTACCAAGACTGGTAAGAAAAGAAATCTAAAAGCACCGAGCAAAGTAGTAGGCAATAAAAGACGTGCTTCGTTTTGTGCAAGGATGAAAGGTATGAAGAAGAAGTTAACGAGTAAGAAGACAGCTCGTGATCCTAATTCAAGAATAAATAAATCTTTACGTGCTTGGAACTGTTAGTGTATACCATTAATTATAAGATGGAGTTTAA